GGCCACCATGCCGGTCACCATGGACTTGCCGTTGCCGTTCGCGCCGGCCCAGACCGTGACTTCGCCGGGGCGGAACTGGGCCAGGCCATGGGTCTTTTTCCACGGCAGCAGGCGCTGGCGCACCTTCACCGGGGTTTCGATGCGGTCGATCAGCTTCTGAACCCACAGCGAAGCGGGCAGCACCTTGCGCTGTGCGTCCGTCTCCTGCTCGTAGGCCGCGAAATCGATGTCGTCAAGCGTGAAGACGTTTGCCATTGCCGCCTTGCTCCTTCGTGTAAAACCAGATTTCTTCGTCCCGGGCGCAGACCAACAGGCCAGCGCCGGCTTTGCGGATTGCGGCGAACAGGCGCCGCGCGCGGTCGTCTCCGCGCTGGCCGAACAGGCAGACCTGCATGCCGACGAGGCAGCAGAAGTCCAGCAACTCGGGCACATCGCCCTCATCAACGTGCAGGTGCGGGTCTTGCTGGTCGGTGAACTCGTTGCGGTCCCGGTGCCAGTTGCGCGAGAACCAGGCATGGAGCTGGCTGTCGCTGTCGGTCACCCAGGCTGTGCGGCACGGCAGGTAGCCGGCGCGGCGCATCTGCAGCAGAGGCTCCTGGCCGCGCATCACACGAACGGGCGGCCGGTGCTGCCGGCGCCCCCTCCCTGCTGCCAGCCCTGGCCGCCCAGCTGCCCCTGCTGTCGCGACTGCACCCAGTCGGCCCGGAATCCGCGCCAACCATTGGCGCAACAGGTCGTCAGAGCGTCCTCCAGGCTGTAGCCAGCCTTGGCTGCTTCTCGGGCAATGCCGTCCAAGGCGGTCAGCGTCACCTCTGCCTTCACCCGCTTTCGCAGCTGCAGGAAGTCGGACCAGGTCTGGTCGGTCACTCCATCAGGTTTCGGGATCGATGGGACAACAGGTGCAACGGGCGCGGATGCGCGCGTTGTCTTCTTCTGTTCCTTGGTATGTTCTTTGGTATGTTCTTTGCGTGTAGCCGAATCGGCTACCACGCGTGTAGCCTGATCGGCTACCGTTTGAGTAGCCGAATCGGCTACCGTAGCCCGTTCGGCTACCGTAGCCTGATCGGCTACTTTTTCAGCCAGGATTTCAGGCACTTCCAGCGTGTACCGCGTGGACTTGGAGTAGCCCCCCAATCCATCCTTTTTCAGCCATCCGAAGTTCACCAGGGCGGTCGTGGCAGAGCTGATGTTGGAGGGGTGCATGCCACATCGCGCGGCGATCTCTGCGCGGGACGGCCAAACGGTGTTGGTGGCCTTGTTGCGGAACGAGAAAAGGGCAACAAGCACGCGGGTCTGCTCAAGCGTCAGGCGGCGGTCGGTGACAACCTCCATGGGTACAACGGCAAAGGGCGGGACGTTGCTGCTCATGCCGCGCTCCCGATCAACACATTTGCGTTACTGAAAAGTCCTGCGGTGGTCATGACCGCCTCCTGAAGGGCAGCACACGGCCTTGCTGCTTGGGTAGTCGGTAGCGGGCAGCCAGCGTCTGCTGGGCCAGCTTCGTGGCCGCCTGCTCGGGCGTCAGCCCGTGCGCCTGGGCGTAGGCATCCAGCGCAGCCGATTCCTGGGCCGTCAGGTCCAGCTGCTGGAGGTGTCGAGGTTTTGGCACTGGAGTTCATTTCCGCGTTACGCAATCGGTGCTCGAAAGACGCTGAGGCGTCACTGTTGTGCTGCTCGCTTTTCGGTAGCACCGTCGCGAGAATTGCCGCCATGAAATCGAGACAGCCCTTCCAAAATCAGCTCCCGCAGGAACACAGACTTCTGCATCCCGTTGAACTCGGCCATGGCCTCGGCCAGGCGGTCCTCTGCGTCGTTCAGCGACAGGTTCACGCGGTGCTTGCGGATGTGGCTCGGGTCGGCGTACATGGTTCGTTTGCCCTCCAGGCAGTTCTTCTTTGGGATCGGGATTCGGGGTGCGGCAGCCGTCAGGGCAGCGCGCGGGGAGTTGCGGTGCAGGCCTCAGGCCTGGGCCGGCTGCTGGGGTTGGGCGGCTGCCGTGTTGCGCAGGTAGGCCCAGTCCACGTCGGTGCGGATGTCTTCGCAGCGCACGGCGCCGCCCGACTCGCGGTCAATGGCAATGCACAAGCTCTCGCCCAAGCGCTGCCCTTTGCTGATGGCCTTGCGGAGGTAGCCCTCGCTGGTGTCGCAGCGTGCGACGAAGGCCTGACGGTCGGCCTTGGGCAGGCCGTTGAGGTAGGTGAGGAGTTTGTCCATGCCTCAATTCTTACCCATGGGTAAGATTAAAGCAATACCCATGGACAATTTACCGACAGGTAAGCATCTGGTGGAATCAGCGCATGGATAAGTACGAACAACGCCGCAAGGCACTTCGAGCCTTGGTGGACAGCCTGGGCCGAGGCGGCATCAGTGCGGTGGCCCAGAAGATCGGCAAGGATTCCAGCTACGTCTCTCGAATGCTGTATCCAGAAGGGAAAAATGGCATGAAGCGCATGGGCGAGGACACCGTCGAGGTGCTTCAGAAGGCCTTCCCTGAGTTCATGGAACACCTGGCGAATGAGGCAGGGGAGCAAGCTGACCAGACACAGCGTCATGCAGAGAGTCAGGTGCATGCTTCCGCTCCATCGGAGGCGCCGTCGGCCGGTGGGGGCCCGCCCGATCTGATCATTCGCCAGTTCGAAGATACAGGTGGCGGAATGAGCCACGGTTTCAACCTTGAGGACAACCCGCCCGGCCAAATCCGCAGCTGGCGCGTGACGCATGACTGGCTAAGAATCAACGTTCCAATTCACTCAGGAGTAAAGAATCTCTGCATCGTCACTGGCTTTGGTCCGTCAATGAAACCAATGTTCAATCCCGGCGACCCAATTTTGGTGGACCTAGGAGTAAAGACAGTTGACCACGAGGGTGCCTATTTCTTCCGCGTTGGCAATGAAGGCTACATAAAGCTTTTGCAGCGGATACCAGAATTCGACGGCCCTGGCTTCCGTTTGCGCGCTATATCCAAAAACCCAGACTACCCTCCTTTCGAAATTTCCCCAGAGAACCCATATTTTGAGGTCATAGGGAAGGTTTTAACCGTTTGGCGTAGTGAACAATTCTGAGGAATAATGTGGAAAATAATGACGACCAAGAACTAAAGCCAGAAGAGTTGTTTGAAGAGATTGGACAGCAATTAGTTGTCCTTGGGGTGGCTATTGGAAGCTCCCTTAAGGTTACAGCTAGAGAAAGCCCGGAAAAAGCAATAGAAATAGAAAATGGCATAAGACTTCTAATGAAGATGATAGGATACAAAAAGCTTCACCCTCAAGCACAATTACTTCTTGATGTCATGTACTCTGCCTTGAAAGTAGAGAAAGATGGTGAGTAATAGGAAAACCGATTTTAATGACCACATAATGATGTTTGCGGCGCGAAGGCATGGCCTTGGAGATTCTGGTGGGCCACCCCATAATGGAGACATGGAAGCCCGCGTATCTGCCCTTGAGGAAGCCGTCAAGAATCTGCCGACCAAGGCCGACTTAGATGTCTTGCTTCACGCCACCAAGGAGGACTTGGACGTGCTGCGCAAGGGCTCGAAGGAAGGCATGGATGCGCTGCGCAAAGAAACGAAGGCAGACTGGCTGGAGTTCACCAACTCCTCAAGGGCTGACTTCGCCGCCCTACGCGCCGACATCGCGAAGGGTCAGGCCGACATGCACAAGGCCATCGTGGATAACCATCGCTGGACACATGTGGCCTTGATGGGACTGGCTGCCTTCTCCGTGGCCGGCATCGTTGGAGTGATGGGTACGATCTGGAGCATTGGAAAGCCTGCTCCACAGGCAGCTCCACCCCAGCCGGCGCAGCAGCCCATCATCATCAACGTGCCGGCGGCAGGCACACAGCCGACGCAACAGAAGCCGTAACGCTCCTCCCCAAACAACCTAGCCCGCCCTGAGCGGGCTTTTTTTTTGACTCCCTGCTCGGCGCCTTTTGGCGCAGATCAGCGGAATGGACCGAGTGTGACGAAATATCTTACCTATGGGTATTGCATTGATTCTTACCCTTGGGTAAGATAACGACATCGCAGTCCAGCACCTGCACCCTGAGGTGTCTCAGCTGCGAGCAAGCCGATGAAGAAGGCAGAGACGGAATCCCCGATCTGAGCAGCCGCCGAGGTCTGCGCCCTTCTGAGGCCCAGGGTGGAGGCCTGCAGCGGCCGGAAGAACCTGCACTGTTTGCCTCCATGCGATGGGGCACGTGGGCCCAGGGCGATATCTGGGAGACATAGCCGGCCACGTGCCGGCCCATCACGCAGGCGCCCTGCCCCCAGGACGCCGCCGCGATGGAGCTGGAGCCATTTCGGCATCTCAACCTTTGGAGTGGGTTCTGACCCGGCTTCATCGACCTTCACCACCACTTTCCAGCCGGGCCCTGGGGGACTATCTCCTCCCAACCTTCAACTCCCCAGGCGTGCCCATCCGGGCGCCGGCTCTTTCCACTGGCCCGCAGCTTCACCGCTCCGGGCCTTTTTTCATGGCCTGCGGGCCGTAAGGAGGCTTCATGCAAGACAAGCACACCCCGGGCCCATGGGAAGCGATGGGAACCTGGGTTCGTTCTCCTATGCACCAGCCAGAAGGTTTGCCACGTGGCGTGCAAATTGCCGAGTGTTGGGATGGCTATTTTCTGCCGCACACGCCAGAGGCAAAGGCCAATGCCCGCCTGATCGCCGCCGCGCCCGAGCTGCTGAATGCGCTTCAGAACCTTGAGGCGCAAGGTTGGTTCAGCCGCATCGTCCGCGAGTGCGAGCAGGCCTCTTCGGATAGCAGTCTGTACAGCGCCGTGACCGAGGCCCGCGCCGCCGTCGCCAAAGCCACCGGGAGCACGCCATGAACGCCCGCCCCCCATGCCTCGCCAGCCAGGACGCTGATGCCCACGCCAGGCGCCTGGGCGACGACGAGGCCGCAAGCGAGTTCTGGGCTGTCCAGGCAGCGCGCCAGATCCGCGACGCCCTGGTGCCGGCCCGTGCCGACGACTGGTTCGCCTGCAACGTGCCCGGCCCTGAATACCGCTGGTCGGCAGACGAGATCCTGTCCACGGCGCTGGACAGCGATCACACCCCGGTGCGCGCCGCGTTCTCGGAGCTGATGGCCAGCCCAGCCGCGTACCCGCTGCTGCGCGTGGAAGTCGAAGGCGGCCTCAGCCATGAACTGCTGCGGCGCTATCGCGAAGGCGAACTGGACCTGCTCCTGGTCAAGCAATGGGAAGTCGATGCGGATTGC